CTGCCACCATGGCACTGCGCGTTAAACACGGAGAGGTCAGCACGAAACTGTGTCAGCATGGCTGTAAACAGCGCAGGTTGCTGTACGTGGGTGGCGGCGCTCATGTCAAACTCACCCTGCATCCAGCAGACGGCCAGCAGAACGTTTTTGGGATTTTTCTGCAATGCCGCTTTTGTGCGGGAAATCAGATCCTGATATAACGGCTTGCCCACCCCCCAGCGTGCCGAATCCTGACTGGCCCCCGTGGACTCGCTGAATGTCCCCTCCGCGCCCTGGGTAAATGCCGAACCACCACGACAGCATGGTACCAGCAGGATCCCCGCGTTATTCGGGATATACGGGAGCAGTTTTTTGGCAATATGTAAACCCTGGCCGACACAGCCGTACTGCCCTTTGCTCAGGTCAGCCCTCGGATGATTCAGCGTACTCATATCCTGCACATCATGCAGACAGTGGTCAGCCGGAATAATATCGTTATATCTGCAGGCAGCCCCGCCCGGCGTCACTGTACTGCGGCGCGCCAGCTGTTTAATGCGCGGATCCGGAGCATCGTATGAATCCGGCAGCGGAAGCCCTTCACCGTAAGCCATGGCATTGGACTGCCCGGCCAGTACGATGACGTAGTACCAATCCGGCTCAGATGAAGGGCCGACCTGTGGCTCTCCTTCAATAGCCACCGCCTGCATCAGTGTGTACGGCGTAATGGCAACCGGTCCGCCGTATGGCTGCCAGCCCTCTTTCAGTTTGTGTGTCAGCTTTTCCGCAAGGTCTGACGGCGACGCCGCCCTGACAACATCATAATGTTTAATCGACATCGAATTTCTCCCGTGTAGAGGAACAGAGTTAAAAAGCCGGAAGCGGAATCAAATCACAGGATGACCATCTGCCAGTGGCTGGTCGTAAAAAAAAGGCCGCGCCATGCGCAGCCGAAAATAAAGGGATAACGATGATAGTTTGAGAAAAACAGAAATAACACTTTTGTGGCAAAGCATGGTGCCGGGTGCCTCCCGGTGAATTCAGTATCAGCACCTGAATCCGCGATTACCCCATATTCCTTCTTGCTGATTGCCCCACCGCACAGGGGGATTCACCATGCAGAAGTGTTTTTAATAAACAGCAAACAAAAAAATCAAGCATTATGCAGGCTGTTTCTTTTTATCACCGGCCACAGCAATACCATAATGCCGCAGACCAGCACCCCATCCGCCAGCACCGACATGATTCTGCTGGTGAAATCCACCATCACCACCAGAAACAGCAGGAGTGCAGCCACAGTCAGGCGCAGTTTTACCGTCACAGGTAATTCTCCAGACGAAGACCCAGAACACCGGCAATCTCTTCCAGCACCTTGCGCTCTTCCGGCTCAATTTCGCCGTCTGCCTCCGCAATGGCCACCGCCACATCCAGCACATCTTCCGCTTCACGCGTATCGTGTTTCACATCCTCGATCTCACGTAACGCCGCACGACGACCAGTTTTAAAGTTCGTATCCAGCTGACCGATAATGGTTGCGCTAATCGCATTAATTTCTGACGTAAACGCGTACAGCGCAGGCTGATTACGCAGTACCTGTTCGATCTTCGCTTTCTAGGAAGCCTCACATTCACCATCTGCACAGGCCACCAGGTATGCGGCGTTAATCACCACCTGTGCCAGATCGCGTTTTTCAAACTTTTTAATTTCCGTTGCCGCTCTGCGGGCTTTTTTTACCAAAAATACCAAACATCGTGACGTTCCTTTGGGTGGGTGAGCCAACGCCCGGGAGCGATCTGCCCACAGAGAAAGTCACACTGACCACTCCATAAGCTCCCCCCGAAAGGCTCTGTGGTTGGTATGCGCCGGGCGTGGTGCGGATACAAAAAAGGTCCGCAAAAGCGAGCGAGGGAAAATAAGTGTGGTGCGTTGTACTGGGTTCGAACCAGTGACCGATTGCTTAGAAGGCAATTGCTCTGTCCGGCTGAGCTAAAAACGCAGAATACCGATAATGGACCGCCATCGGAGACTCGAACCCCGCGAAACCAGCTTCGAAGGCTGGCGTTCTATCCCGATGAGCTAATGGCGGTATGTGATGGTGGCCCTTGCTGGATTTGAACCAGCGGCCTGGCGATTATGAGTCGCTCGCTCTCACCACTGAGCTAAAGGGCCGGGCGCAGGATAATAACGTTACGAAATCAATGTTGCAAGCATTCAAGAATCACCTGGTTAAAAATTACCCTTGCTTCCTCCACCAGCGCATTCACCATGTCTATCCGAGATAAGTGGCACAAAAAAACCCGCTTGTGGGCGGGTTTTGTTTGCTTTTGTCATCACGTACAAAATCGGCAAAATATCAGATTTGCATGAAATATATGCCTTTCAATCTACTTTTGCAACACTTTGCTTTGAAAATGCCGCCTTTTGTTTTGAACGCGTTCTCATTACAAACAATAAAGCCTCACTATCCAGTCGGTGAAAAATGTGTTTCATTGCAACCCAGTGACGAGTAAATGTTTTGGACCAGTTTTTAGTTGTCACTCCCACCAGTAATGCCAGCTCCTTGTATTCATAACCTTCCCCACCAAAAAGTTCTGCTTTTACTGCCTGCGCCGCCAGCCAGATTAATTTTTTCAGGCGTTCCTGCGTTTTCCCTGCAATTTTTCTGGTACCGGATTGAGTATTAAATTCATTCCACGCCCACTGTGTTATCGCGATCTGATATTCCCAACAAATACTCCCGCTGTAACACCACAACAACCAGGCTTTATGATGTTCTTCAAGAGACAGAACAGCCCGCCGCCACGATGATGTCGAAAACTCAATCGGACTGACCAGAGGAATTGACGTCCCCTTCGCCAGCGATTGCTTTCCCGGGATTGGTGGATTATCCCGCGTTATCATTTTTCCAGTCACTTCATCGCGGTACCGGATTTTTTTACGCCTGTAACGCCCTGTATCGAACATGGCATTCTCCTGCCAGGCTTCAAGCTGACCTTTTGTTGCCCCACTCAAATCAGCGGTGGCGATAATGAGCTGCTCACGCACAAACTGTAAATACTGGTTATTCATGCGCACCCCAGTTCTGTGATTTTTATCCCCAACCGCCCACCAGGAACAAGCTGACCGCGCACAATATTAATTTCATCAAACTGCTCGTCGTCTATGAGCAGCCCCGCATGCGTCAGTGCATCCAGTGGTGCCTTCAGGATATTGTCCAGGTCACGACGGCGCTTATCCGGTGGCTCTGCAATAATTTTTATTGCCAGCCTTCCGGACAGGTTTAATTTCAGTTGCTGCTGGCGAACAATAAGCGCCACATCACGGCGATAACGCTCACCGACTTTTGATACAAAATATGTGCTGCCACGACGCCGCCAGTAGGTGTTCACCGTTGGCGGGTAAGGCAAAACAAACTCTATACGCATCAGTAACCTCTTTTACCCGAGCACGCCGGTTGCAAAGGCGTGATCAAGAAAACGAAAAATTAAATCAATCTGGGAACCATGCTTTTCTTCGAACGCCAGCGGATCCGCATGAAGCTCGTTGTGATGCTCCCGACACAGCGGTAGCGTGAAAATATCGTGGGATTTTGTTCCCATCCCTCCCTGACCGTGACCAATCAGGTGATGGGGATCGTCGGCTGGCTGACCACAACACGCACACGGCTGTGTCTTCACCCAGCTCGTATATTTCTCATTTACCCAACGGCGACGTTTAGGTCGCCTCATGAAAGATTCCGGAGACTCCGGATCAACGGTAATGCTGACCACCGCCTTTTCCTGTGCTGGGTTCTGTGGCTGGTGGGTGTGAAGCAACGGCGCAAGATTTTTTGTGCGCTGCTTCAGTATGCTGGTGGCGGTCTGCTCTCCCGGCACGATGTCGCTTTCACGGTACATTGAGCGGATTTTTTCCGCACGCCCCCCCAGCGAACGACGTAATACCGCTTCCGGTAGCGCGTCCGCCACCTGATTGCGGACCGCCCACCAGGATAATTCAGCCAAAGATAATTCACGCTCCTGCGTACCGCTTATTGCGTGACCGATGACGTCAATCATCCATGCTGACAGGTTTTGATGAGCAAGTTGCTCGAGTGATTCGGATGTCTGGTCACGCAGCTGGTTGTCGCAGTGCCAGCACAACACCATTGCGCCGGTACCATAACGGTGAATGACAGTTTCGCTGTGATGATAATCGCCGTGTGGCCACTGGCAGGATTTAATATGGCGCAACAGCCAGTCAGACAATGCACCAGCACCACCAGCAGCACGAATCACCCGTGCGTTACTGAAAAACGGCAGCAATGTTTTGTCTTCCACCAGCGGCTGGCGAACGGCAGGAACGACCCCGGACGGCAGATTACGCATGCTTTTCGGTTCCGGCTCCATCAATACCCGGGTATTGTGGAATACTGGCATGGATTCACGGCCCGGCTTAACGATCACCAGCCCGAGTTCCGGTACCAGAACAGGTCGAAGTAATACCCGCACGTTACCTCCAGATGCGTTGCTGGAATGTGCGAGACGGACGCGGTGGGCGTTCAGAGTAAGGAAGCCTGACGGAGATTATCCAGTGACGGTAGTCGAGACTAAGGGCTTTCTTAACCTCGTATCCGCGCCTGCGGTAACACTGAATTGTCCATTCAGCCTGCTCTTCAGTACATGGAGGGTGTTGGAACCATTCAGACTTGAATGCGTGAGAATACCGCTCGTGCGTGCAGGCAAGAACGGGCGAATTATCAGAATTGTAATATTTTACGTTGCGTGCCATCGGTTTTCTCCGGTGGCACGGTGTTACTCAGCGGGAGTTCAGCCCCGCGCAAGATTGTAGATGAGTTTATTCTTCTGCAAAAGCTGAAAAGCCTGCTTTTATTCCGATCTCTTTCAGTGCCTGTAATGAAGTGACAAACTCACCTTCGCGCAAGATAAATCCGTCTGTCACTCGACCATCCACAAAATTAATTAACGCAGCCCCATTCTTTCGCAAACACATAATGCGGTAATGACTAACAAGATTTCCATTTTCAACGCACACAGCATAGAGGCCATCTTCACAAAAAATTTTACGCAGTTCTTCGATGTTCATCATCAGAATCCTTCCGGATAATTAGCTCTCCCCTTTAAGGGACCATCCCTCTTATCCCTGCGCGCTACTTAAGTATTTTTGATTCTATTCCGGCGCCGTCCAGAACTTCAAACGCGTTGAAAATAAAAACAAAAACCCGCCGAAGCGGGTTAAGTGCGGGTGCGTTGAGGATGCCTGCCACATCAGAGGTGGCGAGGGATTTCTCCCTCGCCGGGTCTCTTACTCCTCAGGTTCGTAAGCTGTGAAGACAGCGACCTCCGTCTGGCCGGTTCGGATTCGTACCTCGCAGAGGTCTTTCCTCGTTACCAGTGCCGTCACTATGACGGTTAAACAGATGACGATCAGGGCGATTAACATCGCCTTTTGCTGCTTCATAGCCTGCTTCTCCTTGCCTTCCGGCACGTAAGAGGCTAACCTACATGTGTCTAGCATGAAATTGGCCTCAGATTAATGTTAAGCGTCTTGCAGGACGCGTAATGTTAACTGGGGCTTTTCTCTATCTGCCTTTGGTGTTCATGCCTGAGACAGATAGCCTCAAGCACCCGCAGCCATTCTACTTAACTCCCGTTACCCCGCCAATATGAAATCAGTCAGAAAGGCGATCCATAAGAATAATGAATTCTGTAAGGCAATAGTCTCACTGTCTAACATATCTTACCTGATTACTTTACAATATAATAATTCATAGTTAAATCAAATGAATGTCATCATCCAATAATTCATTAGTAGTAATACTACCTTTTTTGAAAAAATTTTCATTTGCCTCAGCAATTTTTGCATCATTAACAAATTCATCACACATCCCAAAATAATGAAAAAATCTATTTAGTTTACATATTCCAATGGTATAGTGCCCTTTAGGTGTTTTGTCCACATAAACACGATTTGCTTTTATAATATGCATCTCATAATCATCTATATGTGGATGAACGATGCGAAATGATGCAGATGCAGTTGGATAGTTTTTGCGCCGCCCCCCATTTATTACGGGTTCAAATAACACTTCATTTTTACCTTTGAATTCATTGCAGTCAGGACATACTACACATAGATTCTTAGGTTCAAAAATAAAACATAGATATTGAGATTTTGGCACAATATGCTCTATAGGAGCAGCTTGTGCAGCTCTTACCCCAATAGGCTCATGACAATATACACATTCTAGCTTTTGTTCTTCTCTGTAATGATTTCTAATTTCTGCACGGAGAACTTGCAAATCATCATCTCCCCAGTTGGTATGCTTAAAATCTGGAGAAGACAATTTTTTCTCAATAATATCTAATGACTCTGCGCTGAATCTAATTGGATTTTTAATTTTTGGCATAAATTTCACACACCTGAGATACGGAATTTACGAGTTCATTAATAGGGTCATTACTATTAACGTTTTCAAGGAGAAGCTGGAGTTGTTTTAATTCACGCCAATTATCATCTGTTACTAACTTAGCAGTCTTAACTTTTGAAAGTAAATTGAAAGCTAATCTGGCAATGTATTCATTCATAATGCCAGGGGCATCAAATAGTTCCGCAAGTTGATAGTCTGCAGACCGGTTGCTAAAGTATTTTGCTTTATAAAGATAACTTTTCGACAAAGATGTTATATAACAACCTTTATTCGGCAAATTGGATATTATTTGTGGTGAATGAGTTGCAATTATGAATTGACAACCTGAGTAAGTTAAAAATGCTTTTGTTAACATAATGATAAACTCTTCCTGCCATCGAGGATGCAAGCTTATTTCCGGTTCATCAATTAGTATTATAGAACCATCAGTTATATGCCCTGCAATTCCAAGCAACATCACTAATAAACATTGTTCTCCCGAGCTCGCACGTTTAAGTGACATGGGACCATAGCTTTTTTTTATGAGTCGCATATCCATCAATCTCATGAAGCCAGCGTTCATAAGTTTAAGAATTGATCTAGAAAAATAATTATTCGCATAAGTCGAGCCAACCAATGTTTCACCATTGGTAAAATCGACTGACAAGGTTACAGCCCTACGTTCAGGTTCAAATCGATTAATCTCAACCAGTGCTTCGTAAATATCATGACGTGATTCGGAGTTTAACTTTAAGAGACTCTCAATATTCTTCCTGTCAATTTTTATATTGTATTTTAAATATAACTCCTTAACTTCCGTTAATATCTCATCTGAATATACACCAATGAAGTTATAGTCAGGAGTGTCCGGTCCGTTGTAAGTTGGTTTAAATACAAACTCTATATGGGGCTCAAAATCAATAGAATGAAAAACATCGAGTAAATTTGCAGGATTTTCTGAATAAGCAAGTTTCTCTAGCCAACCTCTCGCTGCTGAAGATAAAAGGGATACGGCATTTGATACGCCGAAGGGGCCTTCTCCACGCATACCCACATAGCGATAATTATTTTCTTTCCTTTGGTGATTTAATGACCTACGCCCTGGAGGGAATTTATCGAATGGGCTGGTAGATACGGCAATTAACTTTGGTGTTATTTCTCTGTCAAATAATGGATTAAAAGTTTTCAAGAAATGAATATCTTGAATACAGTCTTTAGCAATCTGAGATAACAATCTGCTTTTTCCAACGCCATTTTTACCTACAATTACTGTAAAAATATTCGCATTATCAGAAACATCACCTTCTATAGCAAGTTTTAAGGTTCGACTATCATGATGGGTATAATATAGTCTTTTCATTTTATTTTTCTCTCATTAAAATGCTCTTAATTAAGAATACCTATGCCTTTAACAGGCTCATAGTTATGATTTGTGATGCTTTCAAAAGGGTATGTAACTAAGTATTGAACTCTACACCTAAGATTCTAAGATTTTTAAATTAAAGTAGTTAAACATGCTTTTGATTGTACTCATTCTATGTCCATCGTTGCTGCATGTCTAGATATCGTGCCCCGCTATTGTTATGTAATGATATGATGGACGCCCTGTCTGAAGCAGCCAGTGAAATATTTTTACTGTCTGCGTTTTCTACAGGAGTAAATCACATGAGCACAATCAGAGTTGTTGGTATTGATATTGACCTGTGCCCAATTTTTTGAGACATATATTGGTACGCTCTTGGCACAGGGCTGCTGCTGCAGCCCTGACAGCTTTAGACTTCGATCGATTCAGAGATCTCTAATGCATCATCAACTTCTATACCCAGATAACGAACTGTGCTTTCCGTTTTCTTATGGCCCAACGGAAGTTGGATCACCCGGAGATTCTTAGTTTTCTTGCAGACAAGGCAAGGTTTTGTTCTTCTCATGGAATGTGTGCTGTAAAGCGAATCTTCGAGACCAAGCTTTTCTCCCCCCTATGAAAGATTCGGTTATATTGCAGGATTGATATGTGTTGGTTAGTACCGACCCGAGATCGGAACAAGTAGTCTTTACTGCGTAAATTGCCAAGCTTTATCAATGCAGAAACAGCTTCTCTTGTCCCTTTGGTTATCTCAAATTGGATAGGACTGCCAGTTTTTCAGTTGCAACACCGTAGCTCTGCTTGAAACCGAGCTAAATCACGCGTTTTACCTTCCAGTTCAAGCCGGATTTGGAGCCCCCAGATATGAGATATCTGAAGTGGTCTTTTTGGGCCTATGATACTGTCTTTGTTCCTCGGTGACGTATTCATACTCAAATCTCCTGCAATGTGGAAGATTTGAGTATGGTTGTCTCTCAAGAGCGAAATAGGTCAACTATAACTAGTTGTTGTGCATGTACGAATTCTGCCAATTAATTATTGACAATAAAAAATTCTGGAATGTTCGAAATCATCATATCGAATTATAATCTGGTTGACTGCATCTATTGTTGGCGCCATTTCAGTTATAATATCTCGATAACCTAAAGAGTTAAATACATTTACTAAGGCCTCACACCGTAGGCCAATAGCAATTACGACATTATAAATTGCCAGCCGTTTATTTTCTTGTTTAACTGCAAGAGTGAGTTCGATAGCAGTAGTTTTATCGCTTTGGATTGCATTATATAGAGATACTATATTTGCCATATCATCAGAGAATGTATGTATTGAATCACAAAGAGGGACGTAATAGGCATGATAGTGTGTTTCCCAGCCAATTACTTCGAAAAGCTTTTTGGTTCCAGGATATTCAGGTGTATTTGGCCACAATCTATTAAACATATCAGTTAGCTCTTTTCCGATACGAATCCTTTCATCTGCTGCTGGATTAGTCATTTCTTTGGATTTTAAACACTCCAGCCACCGTTTCCCATTACTATGAACTAATTTCTTACTACCCTTGAGTAATGCTTGTGCATTTTTTCCATCATCAATTGCTATATAAAATTGATTGGCAGCCTGTTCCATTATAACTCTAGTTAATACTTCCGATGCTGAAAAGGCTCCGGTACTCAAAGAAAATATAGCCTGATTACTAAGTTCATTCAGTACATTAAAGTAATGTAAAACCATCAATTTTTGTTCCACCCCCTTTAGGTTATCTATTTTATTTTTATGCCTCTCAAATTTCGCATGGATATATTTATTTATCGCGGCTATTTTTTTTACATCTTCGTCGAAATCAAACGGGCAACGTCCAAACGATTTTTTCCTCATATATTCCTCCTGTTTTACAATCTCCCATAAGTTGGAAAATTATACACTGGAGATTACCTATAAATAACTGCGCACGATAGCTAGTCAGTGCAAGAAGTACAACCAAGTGAACGGTGCGTATCAGATACCTAGCTTAAAGTTCGCGATAGCCGTACTCTGTGTATTAGCTCAGACATTACCTGACAGGTTGAGTAGATAGAATCGAATCAAAGCTGACAGTCTGGTTTGGACTGTGGGGTCAACCGATGGATGCAACACACAGCGATCTACAGACATTACTAACATAGCGGTGTATTAATCATCGGGGAGCAGATCAGACTAACATTAAGCATTAGTAGTAATTTGCAGAGCATCCGTTTCTTACACAAAGCAAACCCCCACGCTAGCCCAACCCTGTGCCACACAATGTCAATTCACATCTGAACTAATGCTCTTTAATCTAGTAACGTCTAAAATATCGAACATTTCCCTGATAAAATGCCAGTATGCGCTGCATAACTTCACTCATTGTGGTGGTTTCTTCCGGCAGTTCTGCCTGCGCTGGCTGTTCCTGCTGAACGTTGTTATCAGCCACACGCCAGGTGTACGCGCTTTTATCAACAAAACCAGCCTTTTTCAGTTCCCATAGTTCGTTCAGCACTTCTTCACGCGCGCAGCAAGTTCTATGGATGTGGCTTTTCCCATTGCTTTCAGTGCGTCAAAAACAGTCTCCATAAATTTCCTCCCGGTAAAAATTACTTCTCAACTCAGACAAGCCCAGCCGCTTTCCGGCGTTCATATTCCTGTTTCAGCAACTCAATTGGCGTTGGCCCCGACGGGCGTTTGGGTGCCGCCAGTTGTCGCCGGACTGGCGGAACACTCAGGCCGTTACTAACATGCTTTGCCCATTTCGTCAGCTGCCGTTCTGCAAGCCGTTTTAACTCCCCTTCGGTCATCTGCCGCTCAATCCCCTTTGAACGCATCTCGAGGCAAATGTGATACAGCACAGGCTGAGACCACGGGTATTTATCGCTCCCGTCGTATCGCCAGGACTCGTTGCGCCAGCGACGGTACTCCTCCATCACGGCATCCACCGTCAGACCGAATGGATTGGCTCCGCTTTCAGAAATCAGCGCCACAAACTCAGCCAGGTCCGGAGGCCATGTTTCACCCGCCCGGCAGCGGTCCATGCACTGGCGGCAGACCTGTCGGATTTTCTGCTCAGTCATCGCACCAATCTGTGCAATCCAGAGCTTCGAAGGTGCGGCCCCGTTCTTCTGGGTCCAGCGGTTCGAATAAACCTCCCCCATGAGTTCCCACAGCTTCCAGGCCGTTTCCGTCGCTGATAAATCCGTTTTCACGTTCCCACTGCTCACGTGCTGCCCGAATTTCCTGAACTGCCCGTGATGCGGTGTCACCTGGTGCTGCTGCATGGTTTACCCCCTTGCTGACTGGTTTAACCTGCGCCCTGACGTGATTTACGTGACGGGCGAATTTCTGCTCCCACTGAATCTGCGTAAACACTTTCCCCTCAGCAGCCCAGTAGTCCCGGAAGGCGGCAAGTTCAGCAGGTGTGAATTCTGTCTCCGGCAAAGCCATCCCCCACAACGCAGCCCGTCGTCGAAAATCCCGTGACGGATACCAGCTATCGGTCATCGGAAATTTTTCGATGGGTTCGCTCAGGCCATCCAGGAATACAGGAGGTGCAGCCTGTAACGACAAAACTTTCTGCTCACTGGTCGGAGCACTCTCGCGTGCGTTATGTGTGGGGTTTAGCTCTTTGGGTTCCTTTGGGTTCCGTGATCCGTTTTTGGGTGTCTTTGATGGAAAATTTGGGTGTCTTTGGTTATTTTCCATGCAGCTAAGAGTTCCGTTTTTGGGTCTGTTTTGTGCTGAAACATAACCATTTTCGGTACTGTTTTTATTAACAGCACCGATTTTACCCACCTTTAAAGACTCCCGTTTTTGGGTGTATTCAGGCTCGGCAACACTTTCTTCTACACCGATAAGTCGGTACACCACAATTTGCTTTGTTCTGCCTTTTCTCTCACCGGTATCAACAATTAACCCAATCTCCATCAGGTGTCGTAAGCTGTCCTGCACAGTCTTTTTGTTCAGTTCCGTTACTTCTGCCAGTGCAGATACAGACGGGTATGCACACAAATCGGCACCGCACATATCAGCAAGCCAGGTCAATACAGACTTACTGGATGAACTGCCGGTTTTCACCTTTTTAGCCCATCGTAGTGCATCGATACTCATACGAACCCCTGGCAGACATTTGTTTATCTGCAAAGTAATATTGATATTGCTGACGATACGCATGCTTGAAAGCAATAGCTTTTTCTATAAGCTCGTCAGTCTCACGTTCCACAACAGATGGATCCGCAAAAAGCAGCCCGGACTCCACCACATCGCCATATTCTTTGTTTAATCCGGCGATCATGTACGTAATGCTTTTTCCATCACTGATCTCACGATACAGCCTGAAATCACTAATTCGGATAGCCTCCATAATTGCCGGAATCAGCGCCGTGAATTTTTTCCGCTTATCCCTGGTGTCGATAGCTTTCCAGCGTTCGAATATCTTCACCCGGTTAACGCACAGCGCCCGTTGATCAACCTCGCCATCATTAAACGTGACGCGTTGAACATCGATGTTCGGGCGTTCTTTCAGAGCCCAGAATGCTTCCGTGATTAATATCGTCGCCTGCTCCTGTGTCATTCCTGGTCGGCATACCCAGGCATCCAGAGCCTCACAAACCTGTTCAGGGGTGATTTTCATTATTCAACCGCCCCGCCCGCTTTGCCTTACGATATTCGTCATAAACTTTGGGGTCGTACTGAAGTTCCCCGCCGGATGCCTCTTGCAGGCGCATCGCGCGACCTTCAGGAACCAGTTCCCCCCATTGAGAAACAGCAGATGGATCAACACCAGCAGCTTTCGCTACTTTGGCTTTCGTCCCATAAAAATTAATTACGTCTGATTTAAACATTACCCCTCCAAAGTTGAGTTTTCTCAATAGTAATCACTCAAGGAATCTCAAGTCAAGGGTTATTAAGATATCTAAATATGAACGAGAAAACTTTAGGTCAACGAATTAGAGAAAGACGCAAACAGGTTGGTTTAAGTCAAAACGATTTAAGCAAAGCTGCTGGCGTATCTGGCTCATCAATTTCACTATGGGAAAGCGACCATACAGCCCCGCGCGGGCAAAATTTGCATCGCCTGGCTGAGGTATTGCAATGTTCACCAACTTGGATACTGTTTGGTGACGAGGATAAAACACCAGATCCACCAGTTGCACTCAACAGCGCCTTAGACTTATCGGAAGATGAGTTGGAGATGTTGCGATTGTATCGCGCACTTCCAAAATCAGAGCAGCAAGCACAAATCAGCGAACTCCGTGCCCGCGTTGAGAATTTTAATCGCCTATTCACCGAGCTACTAGAAGCTCGCAAACGTAACAAACATCAATAACCCCCTTCACAAATTTTAAAGCCTTACATTTCAATGTATTGGCTTTATTTTGCATTAAATATTGAGTTTTATCATCAAAAGCACTTGACCAATATTCATGAGAAAACTAAATTACGATCCATCAAGACACCGCACGGTGTTCTCAGCAAACAGTTCCGCTACCCCGGCGTTAAGGGGAAATGAGGTCAGCATGGATACTATCGATCTTGGCAACAGCGAATCTCTGGTATGTGGCGTGTTCCCCAACCAGGACGGTACGTTCACCGCGATGACGTATACCAAAAGCAAAACGTTTAAAACCGAAAATGGTGCCCGTCGCTGGCTGGAAAGAAACTCAGGTGAGTGATATGGATTTCGACACAATCATGGAAAAGGCTTACGAAGAATACTTCGAAGGCCTTGCCGAAGGCGAAGAAGCTCTCAGCTTCAGTGAGTTTAAACAGGCGCTTTCCAGCTCGGCAAAATCTAACGGCTGATAAGCGAAGCAGCACCGCGAGGAATCAGTATGCAGAAACGAGAACCCGTCATCATCGCGCCAGACTATACCGATGATGAACTTTATGAGTGGATGCGCCAGAAAATTAATGCAGCGCAGGATCTGAAATGGGCCAATGAAGCCAGGACTAAGCAGGCTGAAAATCTGTCCGCTCTGGAGCAGGATATCACCAGGCTGGAAAAAGCAGCGGCATTAAGCATTGCCAGAATGGTTACATACCCGCGTTAATAGCTAACCAACGAAGCTAAGGTTGGTAATTAAGGAGTTCTCCACGGGTCAGGTGGAGTGCGTGCGCCGGACACGGGTGAACATCCGGCACTGACAGTTTACTGAAAGGATATGTCCCTGAAAAGTCAGGGCATAAAGCGAAAGCGCACGGCGAAATTGGTCTCTCTGTACGGTGTCGTTAAATTTAGTTCGACCGTGCGCTTCCGGTTGTGGCACTCCGCGAAATGGCGCGGCGGTAAGTATGGCGGGGTTATTCCTTCCTCCGTTGAGGACACCGGGTTGTCAGGTTGACCATACGCTTAAGTGACAACTCCGCTGCAACGCCCTCTGTTATCAATTTTCTGGTGACGTTTGGCGGTATCAGTTTTACTCCGTGACTGCTCTGCCGCCCTTTTTAAAGTGAATTTTGTGATGTGGTGAATGCGGCTGAGCGCACGCGGAACAGTTAAAACCAAAAACAGTGTTATGGGTGGATTCTCTGTATCCGGCGTTAATTGTTAACTGGTTAACGTCACCTGGAGGCACCAGGCACCGCATCACAAAATTCATTGTTGAGGACGCGATAATGGAAACGTTATTACCAAACGTTAATACGTCTGAAGGTTGTTTTGATATTGGTGTTCTGCTCAGTAACCGGGAGTTTACGGAAGATGCCATTAAGATGAGAAAATATGAACCTTATCTTCTCAATGATAATTCCATACTTTCCAGAATTGCCCTTCTTGAACTTGGTATTATCGGAGAACAGCAGTGACTTCAGCATTTGCACTGGTGATGACCGTTTTTCTTATAACGGGTGAGCCACAAAATGTGATTACCGGAATTTATGACAGTAAGTCATCCTGCATTCAGGTAAGGGACGAACAAAAAATCCCCGGTGAATGCCTCCCGTTAAAAAAAGTATCGCTGAACCTGAATAACGAAATACCGGCTGGATAACTCGCCAGCCATATTAACGCCATACCAACGGATTAAAAATGCCAGCAATGGCAGGGATTCGTTCACCCTGAAATCTGTAATGAGGTTAAAACAAAATGAGTAAAGTCTTTATTTGCGCCGCCATTCCGGACGAACAGGCAATAAAGGAAGAAGGTGCCGTCGCTGTAGCCACTGCCATTGAAGCCGGTGATGAACGTCGCGCCCGCGCAAAATTTCACTGGCAATTCCTGGAACATAATCCGGCTGCTCAGGACTGCGCTTATAAATTTCTTGTCTGCGAGGATAAACCCGGTATACCCCGCCCTGCCCTCGATTCCTGGGATGCTGAATATATGCAGGAAAACCGCTGGGATGAGGAGTCTGCTTCCTTTGTCCCGGTTGAGACTGAATCCGATCCGATGAACGTCACTTTTGACAAGCTGGCCCCTGAAGTACAGAACGCTGTCATGGTTAAGTTCGACACATGTGAAAACATCACCGTTGATATGGTTATTAGCGCACAGGAATTGTTGCAGGAAGACATGGCAACATTCGACGGACATATCGTTGAAGCGTTGATGAAAATGCCAGAAGTTAACGCCATGTATCCGGAGCTTAAGCTGCATGCCATCGGGTGGGTTAAGCATAAATGTAAGCCTGGTGCCAAATGGCCCGAAATTCAGGCAGAGATGCGCATCTGGAAAAAACGTCGCGAAGGTGAACGCAAGGAAACCGGAAAATACACGTCTGTTGTTGATCTCGCCCGCGCCAGAACCAATCAACAGCACACTGAAAATTCAACAGGAAAAATC